TCCCGGATACGATCTTCACTTCAGAACAGCAACCGCAAAGATTGATGATAGTCAGGCTGCGTTCGATGCGGTGGAGCATTTGCTCAGTGCAGAAGAGTTTATGAATGCGTGTAATGTTACACCGACTGCATTGGGTAAAGCGTATTCTGAAAAACTTCCACGGGGCGAAAAGAAGAACGCCAGGGCTAAGATCGACAACGCCCTTGAGGATGCAGGAGTAATCCTGTCCGAAGAAGAACGGAGTTTGACTCCTTATCTTAGGAAATCAAAAAATTTATCTTGAGTGTATAACATTTGTTAACGCTCGCAAAACAATAACCAAAAGACAGAAAGGATACAAGATGGCTAAATCATCATTATCAGAGTCAAAGACAGACGAAACGGCAGTAGTAGAAGCTACTGGAGATATCATAGAGGGATCACCAACATCGGGGGCATTGGCGGTGTCCGGCGCGGGTGTAATCGGAGACATCGATGCAAGCGACATCGAATTTCCTAAGCTAGCAATAGCTCAGGGAGTTGGACCGCTTAGCGATAACTTCAAGAAAGGAGCAATCGTTCTTGATGCCGAGCACGAAATCAGCGACGGGACAACACCGGTTGAGTTCACCGTTCTAAGGATCGGTAAATTCTTCGAGGAGAATATTCCCTTCGGATCTGGAGAAATCCCAAGAATCGTAACGCCGGCAGAGCAGAAGAAGATCGGGGGGACGACACAGGGTCACCGTGATGGTGAGAACTGGGTTCAGCCCGATTGGAAACCATTGGCTGACGCCTTGGTCTGCATTAAAGGTGATAACGAGGATGTGTTCCCGTATAACTTCGGCAAGGATCATTATGCCATCGCTATGTGGCGAATCCGTAAGACCGCCTACGAAGGCGGGGCTAAACCGATTCTCACGGCAGCCGGCACCTACTACAGAAACGGGCTTCGCAACGGCTCATTTCTCCTGACCACTCAGAAGAGAGTGTTCAGTGGAAATGCTGTCCACGGACCAAAAGTTGTTCGCGGCAAGAAGCACGACGAGAAATTCGTCAACTGGTTAGCATCAGAATTTTGCTAATCTCATAATTAGCGTGGTGTGTAGCGTCGAGGGTTTAGTGACTTTTTCCCTCGGCGCTCGATCGCCACGCCCAACCACACACCACCACAGTTTATGAAATATATAGCATTAGATTTTGAGACCTTTTATTCAAAGGACTACTCAATTGTAGGTCAGAGTACCTACCAATATGTCAATCACCCCGAGTTCGACGCTTATCTTGTTTCCTTATGGAACCCTGAGATCAGCTATGTTGGACAGACTAAAGAGTACCCCGATTGGAAGAAGTTAGACGGGTACACCTTTATCGCCCACAACGCGTCTTTTGACCAACGCTGTTTCGAGAAATGCGTTGAGCTTGGTATCATTCCCGACATTAAAGTCGAGTGGATCTGTACAGCCGACATGTGCGTGTACTTTCAGTATCAGAGAAATCTGAAGGGAGCCGCCAAAGCTATCCTCAACGCCGACATGGACAAGGAAGTTCGTGAAAACATGAAGGGTAAAACTTGGGATGACATGATCGCCATGGATGAATCCAAAGCTGTTCTTCAATACGCATTGGACGATTCGAAATATACTTATCAGATATTTGAGGAGCTCTACGACCAATGGCCTGAGACCGAACGCCAATTATCTAAGATGACCCGGCAGATGGCATGGGACGGCATTCCTGTGGACTACGATAAACTAATGGAGGGTATCAATACTTTGGAGGAACAGTTGTTCGAGGTGAAGAAAAACCTACCTTGGTACGATCAGATCGATCCGGACACTAAGAAGAAGTATGTAGAATACTCTAAAAAGGCGATGGCATTGGAGTGCCGTAAAGCTGGAGTTGAGCCTCCCAAATCCATGGCCAAGGATAGCCCTGAGCTAGCGGAATGGATTAAAGAGCATGGGGACAAACTTAAGTTCGTCTCAGCCATGCAGAATCATAACAGGCTGAACATGCATCTAACCCGTATGAGAAGCGTTAAGAACAGGCTGACCGACGATAATAGAATGTCCTACAATCTAAAATATTTCGGAGCGGATGCTACCGGAAGGTGGTCAGGCGACGCCGGTTTTAATGTCCAAAATTTACCTCGCGAGACCCGTTATGGCGTCAACATCCGTAACATGTTTTCTGCACCTGAGAGCAAGACCTTTGTTGTTGCTGACCTTTCGCAGATCGAGCCTAGACTTACAGCATTTATCGCGGGTGATGAGGACTTCCTGAAATTAATCAAGCAAGGTATGAGTCCGTATGAAGCTCATGCTCGGCAGACCATGGGATGGACAGGAGGTAAACTCAAGGATGAGGATCCCGAGCTATACCTGCTGGCTAAGGTTCGTGTGCTTCAGCTTGGTTACGGCAGTGGCTGGTTTAAGTTTGCGGAGACTGTAGCTCAGTACGGGCAACAGCAGATTCTAGACATGGGATTTTCTCGTAAGGATGAGATTCGCTTTGAGGAATTCGCTAACACTTATCAACCCGGCAAAGGATCAATATACCCTACCCTGTCTGAAAAAGAGAGAAGGCAGTGGGTTAATGCATATATCCAGGTCTCAGACTTTCGTGACAAGAACCCAAAGATAACAGCGATGTGGAAGAAGCTCGACAGGGAGTACAAGATGGCAGCGGCTGAGGGTGACGATTTCTCTTTTGAGATTCCTAGCGGGAGAACCTTACATTATTTCTCATGTCAACATCAGCACGATGGGGTGACATGTAAAACTCAGAAGGGAGCATTGCGTAGAGTTTACCAATACGGAGCAAACCTTTTCCAGAATGCAGTTCAGGCGACAGCCCGTGACTGTTTTGGATTCATCATGACCAATCTTGAAAAGGCTGGAAAGAAGATCGTTCTTCATGTCCACGATGAAGTGGTCATTGAAGTGGATGAAGAAAATGCACTTCACGCTAAGGCTGACATCCAGGAGATCATGAAGCAGGGTCCAAAGTGGATGAAGGATGTCCCGCTCGATAGTGAAGCAATCATAACCAAGGAGTACACGAAATGATAATTGGGTTAGCTGGTGGAAAAGGTTCCGGTAAAAGCACCGTAGCGAAAATAATTAACAGGTTGCATGGCTATGAGTTAATCTCATTTGCCACTCCAATTAAGCAAATGCTTCGTGTTCTGGGGCTTGGTGATGCGGAATTGAACGATCCTGCATTTAAGGAGATTCCTCTTGATGAGTATGGGAGAAGTCCTAGACAGCTCTGCCAGTCGCTTGGCACAGAGTGGGGCAGAATGTTAGTCTCTGGAGATGTATGGATCCAAGCTCTTCGCAAGCAACTCAAACCGAAAACTAATTATGTCATCGACGATGTTCGATTTGATAACGAGGCACGGTTTGTTAGGGAGCGTGGATCGGTGATTCATGTTGAGCGGGAGAGAGACATAGACGGAGATACCCACATTTCAGAAGCGGGTGTTAGTGAAGATTTAATTGATGGAAAAATAAGAAACATATCGTGCTATGAGTCCGATCTCGAATTGGAAGTAGCCCGACAAATGGAGGAGATTATATATTATGGATTTGTTCACGATTCCAAATCTAAGTAGTACACAGATATTCAAAAGGAAACCGTGGGAGCTGGAGTTTGAGCTTCCAGAGTTTAAGAACACAGCGGCTTTTAAAAGCTGGTGTAAACTACCGGGGACAAAGTACTGTGCTTATTCAACCGCAGAGGGTGTGGATCCTAATCAGCGGATATCTAATCAGAACCCAATGCACAACCTGCATGGCGTCTGTGCGGATTGGGATGCAACTTTTACTGACGAGCAGTATGAGGACATTGTTCGTCGCTTGATCGATCTTGAGCATCCGGTAAATTATATTAGTAGGAGCTACTCGGGAGGGATACACGCTGTCTGGTTGTTTGAGGACAAGATTTGCTTACACTCTCCTAAGAATACTACCCGATTCCTTAAGAGGGTTGCTGGTGAGTTGAAGCTTACGGGAAGAGACGCTGTTGCCCGAGGATTCGACGAGCCTAATTTTACAAAGCAACATTACCTTCTTCAGGGTCATGACTGGAGACCTGTCAGCCCTAAAGCTCGAATCGATTTAAAGCTTCTTCATTACTGGCAGTATGAGGAATCTCGCTCATCAGATTTTGATGGAGTCGATGCGCAGATTCCGCTGGATACAGTATTCGAGGAAGTTAAAAGATTGTTCCCTAATCATCAATGGTCAGGGGAATTTAAGGAAGGTGTTCGAGGACCGACATTCTGGGATCCGGGCGGGAACCATAAATCTGTTGACTCTGCTATTGTCAGAGAAACAGGTATGCAGGTTTTCAACATGCCTAAAGCTTTCTACTCATGGAGGGAGATACTTGGAACTGGTTTTGTCAGGGACTTCGAAGTTGGACGGATTGGTGAGGCTATTAAGAATTATTGGTTCGATGGCAGAAATTACTTCATAGAGGACGGTAAAGGCGGTTACACGGTTAACAGCAAGGAAGACGCCTTGTTGGATCTGCAATGCCGCTATGACCTATCTTCACGCCCTGGAAGGCACGAGAATGTGTCGGAAGCTCGGAGAGCCATTCACATGGTTAATACAACTAAGAGAGTCGATGCAGGTATCCCTTTTTGTTTCACAAAGGCGAGAATTGTAAATCATGAGAATGGTCTGTATTTCAATACTGCTAAGATACGACCTTTGTCGCCAGGAAATGATAGTGGCGCTTGGGGTGAGCACTTCCCAACGATAGCGGAATGGATGGAACACATGCTTGGGGAGGAGCAGCTCAAATATGAATTGGCTTGGCTGGCCTATGCGTACGCAAATGCGTACGCAGGGAAACCGGAGAGAGGTCATGCACACTTCTTAGTAGGTCCTCCAAACTGTGGAAAGACATTATACAACAATGTAATCCTTGGCGGGTTGCTTGGCGGTGGTATCAAAGCTTCTGATTATCTGACAGGTAAGGAAGAGTGGACGGAACATCTTTTTGAATTTGGGGCTTGGTTAGTTGATGACGAAGCTCCCACAGCATCTTCTGCCATGCACACAGCTTTCACTGCAAGGCTCAAGGAGCACACAGCTAACGACACATTTCTGATCAAGGGTAAATTCAAGAAATCGGGACGGGCTTATTGGAGAGGACGGATCAGTATTACTCTTAATGATGACCCCGTATCCATGAGACTTCTCCCAGATCTGGACATGAGCATTCGTGATAAGCTGATGTTATTCAAATGTAATGACGGGTATGGATTTACCGCTAACACCAAAAAGAAAGCTGAAGCTGAGCTTCCGGCCTTTGCCCGTTGGCTTTTGGACTACGAAGTTCCGCAGGAGCTCGTTGAGCTTCGATTTGGAGTGAAAGCATTTCTTCACAAGGAGATTCAAGAGCTTGCTGGAGCGAATAGTAATTTCGCTCATATTATCGAGCTTTTGCAGATGTGGAGAA